GTGCGTGTGCTGTCAGAAGCGATTGCACAGCTGCCACTGCATTTGTACAAATATAACGATAAAGGAAAAGAGCGAGTGCCACGGCATCCGCTTTATTTTTTGCTCCACGATCAGCCAAATCCTGAAATGACTTCCTTTGTATTCAGAGAAACGCTTATGACTCATCTACTTTTGTGGGGAAATGCCTATGCGCAAATAATCCGAAATGGCAAAGGTCAAGTCGTAGGTTTGTATCCTTTAATGCCTAACCGAATGAGAGTTGATAGAGACGAACACGGCCATCTTTACTATCAGTATCAGATGCAGGATTCCGACGCGCCAACTATGAAAAATGGAACAGTTAATCTAACCCCTTCTGATGTACTCCATATACCGGGACTTGGTTTTGATGGTTTGGTTGGATATTCTCCAATCGCTATGGCCAAGAATGCAATCGGTATGGCAATTGCCTGTGAAGAATATGGTGCAAAGTTCTTTGCTAATGGTGCAACGCCGGGAGGACTTTTGGAATTTCCAGGTACCGTAAAGAACCCCGACGCAATCCGAGAAAGCTGGAATAAGGGCTTTTCAGGAGGTAATTCTCATAAAGTTGCAATCTTGGAAGAAGGTATGCACTACACACCTATTTCCATATCTCCAGAACAAGCACAGTTTTTGGAAACGAGAAAATTTCAGATTGATGAAATAGCTCGAATTTTCAGAGTGCCCCCTCATATGGTCGGCGATTTGGAGAAATCGAGCTTTTCTAATATTGAGCAGCAATCATTGGAGTTTGTGAAGTACACCTTAGAGCCTTGGATAGTTCGCTGGGAACAATCCCTGAACCGTGCTTTACTTTCTGATTCCGAGAAAGCTACTTATTTTGTCAAGTTCAATGTTGATGGCTTGCTTCGTGGTGATTATCAAAGCCGAATGAACGGTTACGCCACTGCAAGACAGAATGGCTGGATGTCCGCAAACGATATCCGTGAGCTTGAAAACTTAGACCGCATTTCACCTGAACTTGGTGGTGACTTATACCTCATCAATGGAAATATGACCAAATTAGAAGATGCAGGTATTTTTGCAGCGACCACTGCTGCTGGAAAGGAGGAAGGTTCCAATGAAGAAGTTTTGGAAGTGGAAAAACAAGACAGTGACGAATCAGGAGACTCAGGAAACAACGATGGAGAGAACTCTGTTTCTAAACGGAACAATCGCCGAAGAAAGCTGGTTTGACGATGATGTAACACCTCAGCTATTTAAGGATGAGTTGCTTTCCGGCAGCGGTGACATCACAGTGTGGATTAATTCTCCAGGTGGTGACTGTGTGGCCGCAGCTCAGATTTACAACATGCTTATGGATTACAAAGGCAATGTCACTATCAAAATTGACGGTATTGCTGCTTCTGCCGCATCCGTCATCGCTATGGCAGGAACTAAGGTAATCGTATCTCCGGTTTCAATGATGATGATACACAATCCTATGACTACTGCTTTTGGTAATGCTACTGAGATGGAAAAGGCAATCGCAATGCTGGATGAAGTAAAAGAATCCATCATCAATGCCTATGAAATCAAAACCGGCATGAGCCGAGCTAAGCTTTCTCATCTTATGGATGCAGAAACTTGGATGAACGCAAATATGGCTGTAGAACTTGGCTTTGCAGATGAAATCATGCAGCGAAGTGCAGAGGATGAAGAAATGCCTCAGCAGGCTGCTTCTTACTCTCGTGCTGCTGTCACAAATTCCCTTATGGAAAAGCTCTCAGCCAAATGCAAAATCGACGCCAACCCCGTCAAAACAGAACCTACAGGTCGCTCTGTTGATTCTCTTATGGAGCACCTTAACACAATCAAAAAATATATTTAATGGAGGTAACTAACCATGACTATTATGGAACTTCGCGAAAAACGCAATAAAGCTCTGGATGCAGCTAAAGCATTCCTTGAATCTCATCGTACTGACAAGGGAGTTCTCTCCGTGGAGGACGATGCAACTTACACAAAGATGGAAGCAAACATCGATGCTCTTACCAATGAAATCCATCGCCTTGAACGTCAGGAACAGCGTGAAGCTGAAATGAACAAGCCTATCAATACTCCTCTCACTTCTAAACCTTCTGGCAGCATGGCTCCTGAAAAGAAAGGTCGTGCCTCTGATGCGTACAAGGAAGGTATGCTTACAGCACTTCGTACCAACTTCCGTCAGGTATCTAATATCCTTCAGGAAGGTATTGATGCTGATGGTGGTTATCTTGTTCCCGAAGAATATGACAACCGCTTGATTAAAGTTCTTAATGATGAGAATATCATGCGTAAGCTCGGCCATAAGATTACTACTTCCGGCGACCACAAAATCAACATTGCTTCTACCGAGCCTGCTGCTGCATGGATTGAAGAAGGCGATGCACTTCAGTTCTCCGATGCACAGTTCTCTCAGATTTTACTTGATGCCCACAAGCTTCATGTAGCAATCAAAGTTACTGAGGAACTTCTTTATGACAGCGCCTTTAATCTTGAAAACTACATCATTGATGAGTTTGGTAAGGCACTTTCCAATGCTGAGGAGGATGCATTTCTTAATGGTACCGGTGTAGGCCAGCCTCTTGGTCTTTTCGCAGCTACTGGCGGTGGAACTGTCTATAAGACTGTAACAAAGCTTACTGCTGACGACATTATGAACCTTGTTTATGCACTTAAGCGTCCTTACCGAAAAAACTCTGCATTCATCATGAATGACCAGACAATTGCTACTATTCGTACCTTTAAGGACAACAATGGGGCATACATGTGGCAGCCTTCTTATCAGGCAGGTGAACCTGACAAGTTACTCGGCTATCCTGTTTATACCTCTCCTTTTGCTCCTACAGATGCGATTGCTTTTGGTGATTACAGCTACTACAACATTGGCGACCGTGGTACTCGTTCCTTCAAGCAGCTTACTGAGCTTTTTGCCGGAAACGGTATGATTGGATTCGTTGCCAAGGAGCGCGTTGATGGTAAACTTATCCTTCCTGAAACAGTTCAGATTTTAAAGGTCAGCAGTACCTCAACTACTAAGGCCTAAGCGTAACACTGGCGGTGCCATCAACTTTGGTGGCATCGCTTTTATGATTGGAGGCGATGAGCAATGCTCGTAACACTGGAAGAAATGAAAAATTATCTGCGAGTGGATTTTGATGATGACGATGCGCTCATCGGCGCTCTCATCACTTCCGCTCAGCGTATCTGCATGGATGTTATCCGTACTGAGGACACCGAAGTTTTCTATGCCTGTGAAAATGCTAAAACTGCTGTCATGTACACAGTTGCCTATATGTATGAACACAGAGAGGAAGCTGACCATCACGCATTAACCCTTACACTCCGCTCACTGTTATTCGGTGCTCGAAAGGAGGCGTTCTGATGGACATTGGACTTCTGAGTACCTTTATTTTCATTACCAAAAACGAAGTGATTGTGGATGCAATCGGCAATCATAAAAACGCGTGGATTCCTTACTATCATTGTCATGCAACAGTAAGCTCTGAAGCAGGAAAAGAAAATACAGATGCTGGTCTTGTAATTGATAATTCTAAAATTGATTTCACAATTCGCTGGTGCAAAAAAGCTGCTGCCATTGACTCTACCCATTACAGAGTGGAGTTTAATGGTGAACTTTATGATATCAAAACTGTCGACCACATGAACTTCAAGCGTAAATGCATCAAATTATCCTGTGAGAAAGTGAGGCAATAAATATGGCTTCTGACAGAATATCAATTGACCAGATGGCTTCTGTTATCATGGAAGGCTTGCAGGATTACGCTGACCTTGCCACCGACGACTTGAAAGCTGCAGTTAAGAAAGCTGGTACCACAGTTAGGAAACAGATTCAGGCTACCGCCCCGTCTGACACTGGAAAATATGCGAAAAGCTGGTCTGTAAAAAAGACCAAGGAAACCTCAAACTCTCTGGAAGTGACTGTTTACTCAAAAAATCGTTATCAGCTGGCCCACTTGCTTGAATTCGGGCATGCCAAACGTGGCGGAGGTCGTGTTGCTGGCAGAGCGCATATTGCTCCGGCCGAACAAGCTGGCATAGAGGAACTTGAAAAAGAAATCGAGAGGAGCCTGAAATAATGGATAATATCATAAAACTACTTCAGGAGATGAGGTTGCCCTTTGCTTATGACCATTTTGCTGAAGGTGAATCTCCTGACCCACCATTTATCTGTTATCTCATTCCCGGTAGTAACAACTTCGCTGCCGATGGAATTGCATATTTCAAGATAAATCAAATTCATATTGAGCTGTACACCGATTGCAAGGACCCTGCACTGGAAAACAGCATCGAAACCGTGATGGATAGTCACGGTATTTTTTATATCAAATCAGAAACATGGATTGAGAGCGAAAAGCTCTATGAAGTCCTATACACATTTGAAATGGAGGTAATTAACAATGGCTGATAAGAATAACAAGGTCAAATACAACCTTAAAAATGCTCATTATGCTTTGCTTTCTATCGCAGAAGATGGAACCGTTTCTTATGGCACTCCTGTTGCCATGCCGGGTTCTGTTTCTATCTCATTGGACGCAAACGGTGAGCCTGAAAACTTCTATGCCGATGGCGTAGCTTATTACGTTATCAACAACAATATGGGCTATGACGGAGACTTGGAGCTTGCTCTTATTCCTGAGTCGTTCCGTACTGATGTACTTAAAGAAGAGCTGGATGCCAATGGCGTACTTATTGAAAACTCGGAAGTTGAACTTGCTTCTTTTGCATTACTTTTTGAGTTTGATGGCGACCAGAAGCATATCCGTCATGTCATGTATAACTGTTCTGCGTCTCGTCCGGGTATTGAAGGCAATACCAATGAGGACAGCAAAGAAGTACAGACTGAAACACTTTCTATCAAGGCTACTCCTCTTGCTAATGGAATGGTAAAAGCTAAGACCGGAAACACCACGGACTCAACTGTATATGCAGACTGGTATAAGGCTGTTTATATGCCTTCTGTCGCAAATACTGAAGGAGGTATCGGCTAATGAGTATGACACAGAAAATTGAGATTGATGGTAAAGAGGTTCCTTTCAGGGCCTCTGCCGCCATTCCTCGTATTTATCGTATGAAATTTCACAGGGATATTTACAAAGACCTGCACGAACTTGAAAAAAGTATTGGTGATGGCAATCCTGAAAACTCCTCTCTGGATATGTTCTCCTTAGAGATGTTTGAAAATATCGCCTATATCATGGCAAAGCACGCAGATGCTTCTATTCCTGACAATCCGGAAGACTGGCTGGATGAGTTTAATACTTTCTCTATCTATCAGGTCCTTCCGCAGCTTATCCAACTCTGGGGACTGAATACTCAGACTGAAGTTGAATCTAAAAAAAACTTCGCGCAACTGACCGCGAAATGACAACACCCCTATTTCTGCTTCGCTGCGTACAGCTCGGATTATCCATTCGAGACCTTGACCTTTTAACAATCGGCATGGTCAATGACATGTTCGCAGAAAGCAGGAATGATGATTACAAATACGCTACTCTTGCTACGCAGGAGGATTTCGACAAATTCTAATGGAAGGAGGTACCCCACATGGCTGCAAGTAGAATTAAAGGAATTACTGTTGAAATCGGTGGTGATACTACCAAACTACAGACCGCCTTAAAGGGCGTTAACTCTTCCATCAAGGATACTCAATCGCAGTTAAAAGATGTTGAAAAGCTGCTAAAGCTCGACCCCGGAAATACAGAACTGTTAGCACAAAAGCAAAAGTTACTGGCTGATGCAGTCAAAGGAACCAAGGAAAAGCTGGAAACTCTAAAGACCGCTGCAGAACAGGCTAACACAGCTCTTGAAAACGGAGATATTTCACAGGAACAATATGATGCTCTTCAAAGAGAAATCATCGAAACAGAAAATGACCTCAAAAAACTGGAAGCACAAGCAAATCAGTCTGCAACTG